AATCTGCGATATGGTTTGGAACGAAAGCGAATTCGTCCAAGAAGAGGATATTGAACGACATGCCTCGGACAGCACTTGCAGATGTAGAAGCAGCCAGAATCTTTGACCCATTTTCCAATTCCAGAGAACCCTTATTCCATGATATGATACCCTGCTGCATCCACTTTGGTAAGTTTTCGTATGCAGTCTGTAACCTATCCAGAAGCTCCCTAGCGGTTGCTGCTTTGTTTGCAAGGATACCTATGTTAACATTGTCATTAAAGACCGCATAATGGAGAAGGAAGGACACAACAGTGGTTGATTTACCGGTCTGTCGTGGCATCTTGCAGATATTAAATCTGTGGTTGTGGAAGTTATTAACTAACTTCTCCTGGAAAGGATACATCTGGAAAGGTTGCAATCCCTTATCCAGGGTCACAATTCTTACATAGTTCTTTGCAAAATAAACGGGGTCTTCCTTACACTTAACAAACTCAAGGATTTGTTCTTGTGTAAACTCAATTGGTGTATTAGCCTTTTTTAATAATGGATTACCAAGATATACATCACTCATGTTATTCTCCTATCAATCTTCTACATAAATGAATGAAGCACTTGCCTGTGTCATGTTACTTGATGAACTAATAACAGCAGTTATATAACCTCCTGGTGGAATATCAATGCCAATATTAACTAAATCTACATCAATTGTATCACCATTTGATACATGAAATGCTGCAATCGGTGGAGTGCTTTGTGCTGGTAAAATGAATAGTCCAGTGCTATCCTGTGTAGCATATAAAGATGCGTTAAAAACAGTTTGACTTGTCCATCTTAATGCATTAGTAAACTGAGCATTATAATATACGTATACAACTGCTGGGTCTCCAGTAGTATTTACAGAACCAGTAAGTCTTCTTGGAATTAAATCTCTTGTGTTGATTTTATTTTGATAGATAACTCTATTTTTAATTGTGAGAAGATGATACAAACTTCCCGTAGTATTCATCGAATCAGTTCTTGTTGCAGTCGCAGAATATGGAAGTCTTGTAGGTTGAACAATTCCTTCAATTGCTCCAAGGAATGATGCACCAGTGCAAGTTACAACACCACTTGTAGCACCACCCAAGTTAGCAGCAACATATCCAACTTTCATTGATGGGTTATCAACGTGTGGAATGGTATTTCTGTTTGAATAATGTTCATGATGGAAGAAGAACATATCCCCATTCAGTGGATTTTCCACTGCATATCTTATTTCACCCGCACCCAACCAACGGAAGTTAATCTGATATACATTCAGTTTTGAGGGGTCTATCGTTACACCCGATGTTCCAGTTCCATCAAGTTTATCTAGATTAAAATCTTCTTGGAAAGTCCAATTCTCTGTTTGTGCTACACCAGTCTGTAAAGTTTGATTGGTGAATGTAATTGTTGTTGTGCTTGTTATATTAAATGTTCCCGTTTGGGGACCAAGAGATGTTGCCAAGAATGTTATTGAAGTCTGGTCATATTCGGCAATATACAATGCATTAAAGAGTGCCTGTGTTTCGAGACCCCTGACGAGTTGGGCAATGTTTCCTGCGAGAGAACCAGTATTCAATGTGACCGCAGTAAATCCTGTACTGTTAAGAGTAACGGTTACAACTCCATCTGCAAGTGTAGAGAATGTGAACTTGTGAATATCAGCCTTTCCACCACTTGCACGAAGAACTCCAAACTGTCCATTTGTATGAGCATAACCAATTTGGATAGCATTCTCTTGATTAAACAATCCTGCTCTTTGAGTAAAACCAACTGGATTTTCTGAGAATGTTGCGGTAAGTCTACATACTGCACCTTGTCCTGGACGATATCTTAGGAAGTTTGTGGACCTAATTACACCATAGGAGTTTGCATCTGTTCCAGCACCAACTCTTAGAAGTGAATTTCCATTGGTTGCAATTCCGCTATTGGAGAATTTAAATGTCTGGAACTCCCTTGGATCTAATCCATATACAGCATCACCCTGAATTTTTGGAGTGATTTGAATAGAAATGTTTTCCCCAAAAGAAGATTTTGAACAAGCACCTTCATTCAGAATATTTCCATATTCATCAGCACGAAGATAAACCTCATGAAGTGTTCTTTCCTGATTTAGATAATCTTGTGTATTCTTATTCCACTGAGCCATTATTTACCTCAAATCCAATCTAATTTTGCTGGATGATATCTTTTATCGTCTGTTACTTTAATAGAACCTTTTGAGTTCTCTTTAACGTATATATGTTGGACAATAGAACCTGGATATTCATTCTGAAGATATTCTGCTAGTTCCATTTTTGAAGGAATACCACTTTCACTTACCATAGAGATTCTATGGAGATTTCCCATGTAAACGATATCAGCAGAAAATTCTTCTGTCTGGGGTTGTGGTTCTTGAGAAGGTCCACCCACATTTAAGGTTCCATTAAAATCACCGTTAATGGTGATGCTTTCAGATAAAAACTGTTTAAAGGATTTCATTATTTGTCTCTCTGCTGCAAATAATTTATTGCTGCTTGTAAATTATTTATATTATCCTTAAAATTTCCCAATCCTCTATTGCAGTGATTACACAACATACCTCTAAACTTTCCATTTTTGTGATGCAGATTTATGTAATTAAAAGGTATGAATTAACACTTCCAACGTCTTCTTGCTTTGCAAATTGGTTTATCTGGAGTTTTAGAACAATCTATATTATGCATATCTCTTTGTCCTGCAGATCTTGAACAAAATGATCTTCTGCGATTTGCATCTTTACTTCCTGGTTTTGGATCACCAGTTACAGCAGTTTTCAGTTTTGAACCTGGATTTTCTCTACGATATGCTTTGACTGCTGCAGGACTCATTCCATCAGTTTTATCTTGTTTGTTTACCTTTTGCCAATCTTCTGTCTGTAAAAAAGGTTCACCTGGAGTATATTCTGAAACATGGAAAGATTGAACTCTTGAACCAGGATATACTTTTTCAATCTGGCCCTGAACGTCTCTTCTATTTGGAGTAGAAACTTGTGGGAAGAACATCTTAAGAGAATACATCTTTCCCTTCCAGGTCAGAATTACATGCATTAGATTTCCAGTTTTTGCTGGAATTCTTACTGCTTCCTCAATTTTAATTTCTGATTTTTGTGAAACTAATGGATTTGGGTTCACAATATCAATCACTTCTATAAAAGTTTTCCCATTTGCATCCTCAATAGTTACATTTTCATCTACAGATTTCCAACTACCACCTGCTTTCTTGTATTCCTTGGCAGCCCATCCATTTGCATAAGCAGAGGGATAAACATCAAATTTTGCTTTTGCTCTAGACTTCATCTTAGACCAGAGTGCTGGATTGGTCGGAACATTCTTTTCTTCAAGATTTTGAAGTTCCTTCTCACCTTCAATTTGTTCAAGGATCTTCCCAACAATTCCAGTATGTTCTGGAACACAATTTGGAACCATCTTACTACCTTTCTTTTTCATTCCAACTTGCTTATATCCAGTCCAGCAAGGTCCTTTTGCTTCTCCAATATCATGCTCACCACTATCCAAGTAATCTGCAGCAGCATCTAAGTAATCTGCTGCTTTAGTAATCTTAGATTGTACCCATGCTTCAATATTACCTTCTCCCTTACCCATTTTTTTCTTCAATCTCTTTGCAGCATTCATGACTGTAGAAAGTTCGGAACGAGCCATAGAGTGCTCATGATCCTTTTGTTCGTTTGTTGGATGAAGTTGTGCAATATCATACTTCATTTGGTTAGTCATAATAGCAGGTGGCATAGAAAACATGTCCCAATATCTTGGTCCATAAGCACACTCAGATCTTAATTCGTTCTTTTGGCACTTGGGGCAATATCTAACCAGTCCCATTTGCTCCTCAATCTTATTAGATACCATCTTTGGTTTTCCTCCCTTTCCTGGACGATCTGCTACTGGATCTGCTTTTCTTTTTCTTCTCACTGCTGCAGCAATTTCATCTTTAGACATCTTTGCTGCTTTTTCCTTAGAAAGGCACTTTGGTTTTCCCTCACCGGGTTCACGGGCACACTTACCAATTCTTTCACCTTTAGTATTATAACGATCCCATCCACCACCACCTACTCCACCTTCTCCGCCAGTTCCAAACCACTTGCGAAGATCTTCATTTACTTTCTTTTCTTTTCCTTGACAATGAGCTCTTTGGGAAAAACCTTTTGGGTTGTCACAATCAATTGATTTTTTATATTTTTCACTCCAATCTTCATAAGCAATTCTTTTTTTAGAGTGCTTAATTTCACCTTTTTGTTTTGCTATTAGTTTCTTAGAAACAGTTGCAAAATCACCAACTGGATTTTCATCTGGGATTGGTTTTTTGGGGTTGTCATAAACATCCACATCACCATCAGCATCACGGTCAACATACTGAACTGTTGCATGATGAACCAATTGCTTTAAATCCAAATTCGGATCTAATTGGTGTTGTTT